GTAAATAAAATACCTGAGTTTATTTTTAAATCATTCAAAGTATCCTTTAAGTTACTTTCTATTAGTATCTTTTTATACTGTTCTTCTGTAATTAATATTTTCATTATTTATAACTATCTAAATTATATTTATCGATTACTTGTTTGAATATTTGCGTTCTGGCTCTTTTACCTAATGTATTTTTTTCTGTTATAAATGAATAACCAAATCCGTAATCACCACTTTGTCCGACAACTCTCCAGTCTACCTTACCTGAAGCATACTCTTCACGTCTTAAATATGCGGTAAAACTATATCTCATTCCACCACTAACCCAAATAAATTTACCTAATTCCTTTTCACGACCATTAGAAAAAGGAGCATCTTCTAAATCCAACATCTCAACAACTATATCCGAAATATATAAATTAGGTTGACTTGAAACACGATAAGGTTCAATATTATTATCTTGAAAATAGTTTTTTAAATCACCATCATACGCCAAATCAATCAAATTTTTTACACCACCAACAATTTTTGAGGTATCAGTAACACCATCATATTTGATTCTATCACGTAAATTTTGTTTTAACGACTCTTCCTTTAATATTTTTTTAATAATATGTTTCATCTGTTATTATAAATACTTTGATTATATTAAATAAATCACATACATTTGACATTATGAATACCCAAAAACAGAAAAATTTAGAAAAACTTATTTTTGATACCCTTGATAAGGAAATTGAAGGGATTGACATTTATAATCACAACGGATCGATGTGGATTATTTTTACAGAAGAAAAAAGGTGGGTTGTTGAATTCACAAAGGAAAGAACATTGTGGTATAACTATTACATATTCAATAATATAATGATGTTATTTGGTATGGATAATAAGGAAACTGCCGAATACGTTAAAAAGTGGTTTGAAAATAGATTTTTATTTAAACCAAAGATTGAGGATACCATTCAAAATGGGGTGAAGTACACCAACTACAATTTAAACTCTCCGAGTGTTCTTATTGAGGATACCATTCAAAATGGGGTAAAGAACACCATTTCAGATATTCCTGTTTGTTCCTTAAAGGTTGAAGACACCATTCAAAATGGGGTTAAGGACACCCAGATATACAAATTCGCACGCGCAACGATAGTTGAAGATACCATTCAAAATGGTGTGAAACACACCCATCCAGGAATGGAACAGAAATTATTCAATATTGAGGACACCATTCAAAATGGGGTGAAGAACACCACAGCATTAGCAACATCGTTTACTTCAGCTGTTGAAGATATCATTCAAAATGGGGTGAAGTCCACCTTGCCTTCCTCATTATACATACTAAAAGATGTTGAAGATACCATTCAAAATGGGGTGAAGTCCACCCGAAATTGTTTTGAATCTTTAACAAAAGAAGTTGAAGATACCATTCAAAATGGGGTGAAGTCCACCTGTGTTGGAGAAGATCTTTACCAAATAACTATTGATAGGGTCATTGAAAATGGGGTTAAGGATACCCTATTCTATTTAAAGAGACACCAAAAACCTATTGAAGATACCATTCAAAATGGGGTGAAGTCCACCCTACGAAACGGGAGTAAACGTATCCGGAAAGTTGAAGATACCATTCAAAATGGGGTGAAGTCCACCTTTAAAATTGAAAATGAATTAATTGAAGTGGTTAAAGATACCATTCAAAATGGGGTGAAGAACACCGAAGGTATCGATTTTAATGAGGATTTTGATGATGTTATTAAAAATGGTGTAAAAGTAATTTTACCTGCGTTTTGTGAATACGAAACAACTACCAAAAATATTATTAAAAATGGTGTGAAATTCTAAAATTATTATTTTAATTTATCTCTCCATTTATTTGTTAATACGACTAAACCATCACCAATCATCTTAATTAAATTTTCTTTTTTGATTTTTGGAATGTCCCTCACTTTAAATATAAAACCATTTTCCTCACAATATTTTTTAGCGAACTCAAATTTAATTTTGTTAGTGATTGTCTGTGTTAATTTTTTTGGTTTACATTCAATAATATATTTTTTATTTAAAACAAAATCAGGAAAATAATTTTTATTCTTACCATCAATAGAATAACTTATTTTGTATTTTTCACTTTCTCCAGATTCCCAATCAAAATTAAACCTTTCAATAACAAAGATCATATAACTCAACTCTAATAAACTTCTAAAAAACCAACCTTTATACCAACCACAAATTCCGTTACCCGCATTTATTGGTGCCGGTTTTCCATACATACCATTTTTTTCACCAATATTATTCAGTGATTGTTTTTTCTTATACTCTATCATTTTTTTATCAGCAATCCCTTTCCCATACTTCTCAACCCAGACATCATAAACAGATTTACCATACATCGGATTATTATTACCTTTTGATAATTTAGATATTTTTTGCCTAAATTCTTCTGTTTTATAAACACTATAATCACGACCATTAATTATCTTTTTTTTGGTTTCTTCGGTATGTTTTTTACCAAAAAAAGGATTTAATTCACCAAATTTACCAAACATAGGATTATTTTCACCTTTAACTCTTTCAGACATTCTTTTTTTAACTTCATCTGTCATTATTTCTTTTAATCCACAACTTTTACATTTTGAATTTTTTTTCATTGCATTATTCATATTGTATTTATTTGTGTAAGTAATCTCACAATTACATTTAGGACATTTTCTAATAAAACTTGTCATAATAATAATTTTTTAATATATTTGTATTCAGTATCAAGAATACCTCAAATAATAAATATATGGATAATAAAAAAAATACTGCACCCTCCGAAAAGATTTTATATCTTGTTAGGGGGGTGCCTTGACCGGGTTCAGGAAAATCAACATTAGCCAAAAAAATTGTTGGTCACGACTTTTTAGTTTGTGAAGTAGATAAATATTTTATCAATAAAGAAACGGGTGAATATAAATTTGATGTTTCTAAAATTAAAGACGCTCATAAATTTTGTCAAGATACAGTAGAAACTTATATGAAGGATTCACTAATAAATGATCAGTTTTATAGAGAGATTGCGGTAGCTAATACTTTTACAGAGGGATGGGAGATGGAACCATATTTTAAATTAGCAAAAGAGTATGGGTATAAAACTTTCAGTATTGTGGTGGAAAATAGACATGGAGGGGTAAACAAACATGGAGTACCTCAAGATAAGTTAGTAAAAATGTTTAACCGTTTTAAAATTAAATTATGAGATTTAAAAAATTATTAACTACAGGAAAAGTTTGGATTACCTCAGATACACATTTTGGTCACAAAAACATTTGTCGCGGTGTGACAAATTGGAGAACACAAGATGGTGAGGTACCGGTAGACTCTACTCGTGACTTTCAAACCATAGAAGAAATGAATCAACGACTTATTGATGGTATTAATAATGTTGTTGGGCAAGACGATACGCTAATAATGTTGGGTGACGTTTCGTTTGGTGGATTTGATAATATTGGAATCTTCCTTGAACGTTTGGTATGTCACAACATTCACTTGATACTTGGAAATCACGATACACACATTGAAAATAATCGTGATCACGTACAAGGACGTTTTTTAAGTGTCCAACACTATTTGGAAGTGAACATTGAAGGTAAAGATTTTGTATTATGTCACTACCCCCTTCAAAGTTGGAACGGACTTAACAAAGGTGTAATCCATCTTCACGGACACGTACATCTACCTGAAACCCGTAAATTTGGTAATGGTAAAAGAATGGATGTTGGTGTTGATGGTAATGGTATGGATCCATATAGTATTTCTGATATTATTAAAATAATGGATAAAAGATTAAAAGGTTCTGATATGTCAGGAGATCACCACTTAGATGACTTAGTTGGAGTTGTAGGTTAATTTGCAACTCCAATATATTTATATGTATGGCAAAAATTATTATAACCGAAAACCAAATGAGTTTAATAGTAAAAAATCTATTAAGTGAAGCTGTTGGTGTTCCAGAAGGGATTATTGAATCTGCAGAAGAACTATACGAAATAATCTTAAACCTTTTAAAAGGTATGGATGATTACGACACAAGACAAACATTTACTGAAGATAATTTAAATTTAACAATATCTGATTATAAAATAAATGAGTTAGAATTGTTTGTTGAAATTAACGAGATGGATAACTACGACGGACCATTAGTTATGGTGTCTGCTGGAGTTGCAAACAAATTTAATTTTGATAAAAAAATATTAATGAAGATTCATGAATCGGACAACACGATTGAGTTACAGTTAAGTTTTGTGTCAAGTGGTGATGATTGGAATCCTAAAGAGGTATATGACTTTTTTAGACGAGATAGAGTGGATTTGATATCTGTAATTGCTCACGAAATTAAACATAAGTTTGATAAACAAAAAAAGACAACTGACTTGATAGGTAAAG